ATAGTGTCGCGATAGAATTTGCCAGACCATTTAGAATAGATCAGCTTATCATGATTTGCCAACACGTCGTCACCAAAGAGCTTGATGCGTATAACACCTTGCAAAAAATGGAGATTGACAAGTTCTATGGCTTCCTCTAAAGGCACATTTTCGATTGTATGCCAGTAAAGGACATAAACGACGAAATGGTGGAAGAGGTTACAGGCAGTATTGATGTAGCTAGTTTCATAACTTCCACTAGCCATAGTACCAATAAGCGTATGAAAACCTTTTCCATCGAGGCGAGAAGTGACTTTCACAGCTCCGATTTCAACTAACCTAGCACAAATCAAACGAAACATGAATTTTTGGTCAGCAACAAAATCGTCGTCATCTTCGTGGGGGGCAGTATCATACCTTTCGTAAATTGCCATCATAACCTGCATGATTATTTGTGCCATCAAGCTAAGATCATACGTCTTTGCGTCGGCTTCCCAGACAGTTCTAGTCCTAAGAATTTCCGATTCGATCTCTTTGAGTTCGCCTTTCTTCAAATTGGACATGCGTTCTGGATGTATTCCAAAGAACTCGGAAAAGAACGACTTAGCAGAATCTCCAGTGAAGTTCATACCCAAAGCGCTGGGTTGACAATACGGATAGTTGCCAGAACCGCCGTTTTGAGTAAACGGGGACATAAACATGCGAGAGATAGCATAGGTAACACCATTTTGCATCTGGAAAATACGCGCTTTGGGGTTAACCCTCCAGGAACATCCATCGTCACCATCAACACGTTTTGCAGCAATAACCTCAAGCTTAGGACTAGCAACGAAGACCGAAGAAATAGCATTTTGAAGTAATACGCGAATTTCAGCACGTGAGTCCAGGTTAGACGACAAATTTATGAAGAAATCAAACATATAGTCGCAGATTTGAGACGCACACATATCTTTCGACAAACGGCCTCGTTCCTTTTCGTGAATGGCACCCACAGATCCGTCAGGAAACGAGTGTTCACCATAATTGCCGCGATCAAGCAAATTCCATGTAGGTAAAGTTCCTGGCTCCATTTGAGTCAACAAAAAAGCACCTCTCTCGGCAACGCGCGGAAGAAGATAATTAAAGATATCAGCCTGTGTACCTCGTAATTCTGTGCGTTTGGCACCATATTGTCCAATTAAATTGACAAATTGCATCATTTCGTGGCCTGCATTGTAGCTCCAATCAATACCAGTAACGCCTTCAGAAGATGAAATTGTGGCGACGGTTCCATGCGGACACTTGACAATACGTGTAGGAACGTAATCAAAGTTTTTAAGGTATTCTTCTGGACACCACTTGCAACCACATGTGTAAATACGACACAAATCTGTTTTCCCACATTTGGTACAGACAGAAGTGACATATTTATCGCGAGCATGACCACGCTCGACTTCCATTGCGGCACGAACTTGGAAATCAAAAACCTGAGGAGGTGCAGAAAAATGGACACGGTACCTTGAGACTTGCACATCACGTAACATGACAGGTGTGGCAATAGAACTGCTGGCAAATACGGCGGCATAAGCAGCGTCCATAGCAGTCTTTGAATTGCGATCTAGGCTCTCTTTGATCAGGTAGCGCAGAAACTTCTCCTTGTACCGAAATGAAGACTTAACTGTCCATGGACTTGTTTCAGCAGGATAAGTCTTGGTAAAAGATTCATCGAGTATGTACTTGTAATTAACTTGTACTTTCTCCTTCTTTTCCTTTTGAGAATCGGCCAAATGCTTGCCTCTCTTCTTCTTGTAAGTCAAACGACGATTAAGATTTTGATCCAACTGCTCCACAGTGCGCTCTGGAGGAACGACAACTTTGCGAAGAGCCGTGACGCGGACTAAATTAAACTCCGGCGCATTTTCCACGATGATCGAATATTTTTCTAGTATACCTGACATTGCCATACTTTCTAGCTTGGTTAATCCTTTAGATATAAGACCTATTTCTCCCTTCAAAAGATAGATAATGGGCTTAAAATGCGAGTAAGAGCCTTTACTCGTCAGTTAACGCCAAGCCGATGTAAAAGCGCT